TCAAACTCTGATTGTGCAGTTAATATTACAAATGGAACTACTCCGTCAACTACTGGCTTCTCATTAACTGTTGCTCGTTATGGTAATGGTAATGAAGACACTCCAATCCTACATGTACAGGTAGTTAGATAATGGCTAATACATTACTATCAAATATTGTTGCGCCAAGTAGTGTTGCTACATTAAATGCAACACAAACTCTTACCAACAAAACTCTAACAACACCTACATTAACATCACCATCAGTTAGTGGAACAATTGCATTAACTTCTACTACTTTACTTTCTATTGGTGGTTCTACTGGCACTTCTGGTCAGTATCTTGCTCGTGGACCAACAGGTCTTACTTGGACAGCTGCTCCTTCTCCTGCTCTTTCTAGTCTTACTGATGTTTCAATTAGTTCTCCTCAAGTACAACAAGTTCTTACATGGACTGGTTCTGCTTGGATTAATGCTGCGTCAAATGCTGTAGTTGCTTCTGCGGTTTTTGCTACATCACAATCAGACCTTGGATATGTTTATGATACAAACGTAACTATCCTAGAAGACGAGGGCACAGTAACTGGTATAGCGAACAACATCTATGACTTGGGTGTTCTAAGTTTCACAGGTATTATTTCTCTAAACAACATCGACCAATCAATCAAATCTGATTATCTTGGTTATTCTATTATCTTTGGTTTTTAACATGGAGTTATTATAAATGGCACGTCAGTTAGTTGAAAAATATATTTTTAGTCCAAACGCTGCTGGTCTTGGTACTGTTAAGTTTCCAGGTAAGGTTGACCTTACTCAACTTTTAATTATTGCGAATAAAACCCAACAAACAAACATTTATGCGATTGGTGACCCTACTAAGAATGGTACAATTTCGTATAATCCAACTGATACAACATTCAGTGGTGGTTCATCACAATACTCTGAACAAGTTGGTGTAACAACAGTTACTTTTGCAGCTGATACATCCTCAATGTTATCGACTGATAAATTGGCTATTTACTCAGATGCTCCTAAACAAATAGGTAACATTGTTCGCCCATACGCTTTTGGCGTTGATGCTATTGAACGTATGCGTGTTGCTAATCCTCAGTCACTAATTGACGCTGACTTTGAGTATGGATTGCAGCCTACTAAATGGCAAAACTATTCTGATATTCGTGGTATTCCAGGTATTTACGAAAAACCAGGTCTTGACTTGTTTATGACTAACTTAACATCAGATGGTGGTAACCCATCTGTTATGACTGTAACATGTTCACAACCTCATGGTTTATCTGTTGCTCAACCAGTTATTATTTTCGGTGCAGTTGGTGTTTCTAATGCTGCTCGTGCTGAAGGGTCATTCGTTGTTTCAACTGTTCCAGATAATTATACATTTACTTACTTCGCCAAAGGTATTGTTGGAACAAACGGAGTTTCTGTTTTTAACCAGTCAACTTACGCTCGTCGTGGTGGTTTTTATCTTGGCTCTGATATGCCAATTACTGGCTATACATCTGATGGAAATTCACCATCTAAGATTACTGTAACATTATCTGCGAACCATGGTTTGGTTCCAGGCGCACCTATCGTTAACGTAGTTACATCTAGTGGAACTAACCACACATTAATGAATGGTAATTTCTTCGTTGAGACTACTCCTTCTGCGACTACATTTACATTTACTGCTCGAGTTGGTGGTGCAGTTGCTTCTGCTGGTATTGTTGCTAAAACATATACTCGCTCTGATGCTTATGTGCAACATAGACCATTTGATGGTGGTGTTAACATCGGAACATTCTTACCTTCTCATGGCGCATCTGTTTCTCGTCAGACTAAGAAATATATGCGTTACCAATCTGGTAAAGGTATCCTATGGACTTCTGGTGTTCTCTTTAACCCAGTTTTAAACCTTGATCAAATTTCTGCTGCTGGTACTACAGTTGGTTCTCTTATTACTGTTACTACTGAAGTTGATCACGGTTTGCAAGCAGGAGCTACTATTGAAATTGCTGGTGTTGTCACTTCTGGTTATAATGGTATCTATGGTATTAACTCTGTTGTGAATGAATCTACATTTACAGTCGCTGCAACTACAACTCTTGGTTCAACTTCTGCAGTTATTACTAACCTGCCACGTGTTACTGTTAAGAACTGGGTAGGAGCAACAACTCGATGCGGTCCATTCGATGATCAAAATGGATTGTTCTGGGAATTTGATGGACAAGAACTTGCTGTTGTAAAGCGTTCAGCCACTTACCAGCTGTCAGGATTTGTTTCTGTGACTGCTGGTTCTCAGGCTGTCACTGGAACTTCTTGTCGTTTCACTCAACAATTAAAACAGGGTGATAGTATTGTTATTCGTGGTATGACTTATCGTGTTTCTTCTATCGCTGATGATAATACAATGACAATTAACCCAGAATATCGTGGCGTTAATAACTCAACTGGTATTAAAATTGCTCAGATATTAGACCAACGTATTCCACAGTCACAATTTAATATTGATAAACTAGATGGTACTGGTATCTCTGGTTATAACATAAACTTAAATAAAATGCAGATGCTTGGTATCGCATTCTCTTGGTATGGTGCTGGCTTTATCGACTTTATGTGTCGTGGTCCAGATGGTAATATGATTCTTGCTCATCGTATTAAACAGAATAACGTAAACGATGAAGCGTATATGCGCACTGGTAACTCTGCAGTTCGCTATCAGGCGATTAACGAATCAGCAAGAGATAGATTAGCATCAGCAATGGATAATACACAAACAACAATATCATTGGTAGATGCTTCTCGTTTTCCATCAACTGGTGGTACAGTTTTAATTGAAAATGAATGTATTAACTATACTGGTAAATCTGGTAATACATTGACTGGATGTACTCGTGGCGCATCATTCTCAATGTTTATTGGTGGTTCTACAAAAACATTTACTGGTGGTAGTGCTGCTGTTCATGCAGTTGGAAATGGATATACCGCTGTTACATTAATTACTTGCACTTGTTCACCAGTTGTTAATCACTGGGGTTCTTCATATATTATGGATGGTGGTTTCGATAGCGATCGTGGTTATTACTTTAACTATGCTGCTACTGGACAATCATTAACTGCAAACCAATCTAAGAGTGTATTTTTCTTACGTTTGGCGCCATCTGTTTCAAACTCTATCGCTGGTAACTTTGGCGATCGAGATCTAATTAATCGTGCGCAATTATTGCTACAAAAACTACAAGTACAATCTGACCAATCTGTACAGGTATATGGTATTTTAAATCCAGGTAATATTGATGCATCCACTCTAACATGGACAGCAGTTAACACTGCTGGTTTAGGTTCGCAACCTTCTTTCGCTCAGGTTTCAACCAGTACTACTACTGCTGCTACTCCAGGCGAACAAAACTTTTCAACTCTGGGGCAACCTGGAGGGTTTGCTGAGATTGACCTTTCTGACCTTAAAGAATTAACAAATTCAGCAATTGGTGGTTATAGTAATTACCCAGATGGTCCAGACGTCTTGGCTGTCGTTGTTAAAAATCTTACTGCAAATACTGCAAACGTAAACGTAAACTTGTTCTGGTCAGAGGCGCAAGCATAAATATAAAATAGAGGAAGACTATGTCAACACAAGTACAATTTAGACGAGGTACCACTACCCAGAACAATGCGTTCACTGGAGCAATTGGTGAGATCTCAGTCGATACAGATCTAAAAACAATCCGCCTGCATGATGGTACCACTGCAGGTGGTGGATCTGTCATGCTTAACAACGTATCCGCTCAGACTGCATTAAATAAAACATTTAGTACTGGTTCAGTTTGGCAAGGTACTGCAGTTGGACTTGGATATGGTGGTACTGGTTCTTCTCTAACTGCTACTGCAGGCGCAGTAGCATACTCAACTGCAAGTGGTTTAGGATTATCTGCAGCAGGTACTTCTGGTCAGATTCTAGTTTCTGGTGGTACTGGTGCTCCTACTTGGGTTGCTTCTTCTTCTATTTCTTCTGGTACTGCAACACTTGCGACTACAGCAACTAACATTGCTGGTGGTTCTGCTGGTCAGTTGATTATTCAGGCTGATACTGGTTTATCTACTTTTATTACTGCTGGCGCAGCGGGAACATTCTTACAATCAGCTGGTGCTGGTTATGCTCCTACTTGGGCAGCAGGTCAGGTTATTCTTGGTTCAACAGCAGTTGCTCTTGGATCTACAGCATTATCGATCGCTGGTCTAAGTACATTAACCATGACAAATGGAAGTTATGGTGGTGGTTCAATTAGTGGTCCTGGTATAGTTGGTACTGGTCCATGGACAGTTACTGTTACTGGTATTACATCAACTGCTGGATTACAAGTTGGTCAACAGATTATTGCTACAGCAGGAACTGGAAGTTTATATAATGGAACACCTACTAGCGTAGTTGTAGCAAGCGTTGTTTCTTCAACAAGTATTACAGTAACTGTTACTGGAGGAACAACACCAACTGCTGGTACAATTACTGGTATTACTGTTTTAGGTTATTTACAAGTTCCAACTGGTACAACTGCGCAACGTCCATGGACTCCAGCTGTTGGTATGGTTCGTTACAATACTTCTCAGACTACATTTGAAGGGTACTCTGCTGGCGCATGGTCTTCTCTTGGTGGTGTAACTTCTGTTGACAAGTTCACTTATATCCAAGCAGAAACTGCACCTACTGTTGGTAATGGTGACTTAGAATTCTTTGCTGCTAACGCAGGCAAAACTGCTGCAGTTCAAGTCGGTAAATGGAACTACGCTAACTTAATTGAATATACTGGTACATTAGTTGGTACTCAAACAACTCAAAACGTATTTAATACAACAGCCACTACTTTAAACATTGGTGGTGCTGCTACTGCAATTAACTTAGGTAATGCTACCTCAGCTACATTGACTGTTCGTCCAGGAACTGTTGTTGGTTCTAATACTACTCAAGCGTTGTTTGATACTGTTGCCACTACATTAAATATTGGTGGCGCTGCAACTACTGTAACACTTGGTAACGCAACTGCTGCTACTTTAACAGTTCGTCCAGGAACTGTTGTTGGTTCTAATACTACTCAAAACGTATTCAATACTGTAGCAACAACAGTTAATGCGTTTGGTGCTGCAACTACACTTTCTTTGGGTGCGTCTACTGGTACTACTACTGTTAATAACAACTTAGTTGTTACTGGTAATTTTACAGTTAATGGTACTACAGAAACAATTAATGCTACAACAATTCAGGTAGCAGATAAAAATATTGAAATTGGTATAACAGGAACACCTACTGACACTACTGCAAATGGTGGTGGTATTACTCTAAAGGGTGCTACTGATAAAACCATTATTTACGATAATACTAATAATAACTGGACTTCTTCAGAAAACTGGAATATTGCTACTGGTAAAACATTTAAGATTAATAATATACCAGTATTAACATCTACTGCAGTTTTAAATGATTCTACCCAAACTTCAATTACTATTGGTGGTTCAGCTACCACAATTTCTCTTGGCGCTACTACTGGCACATTAACTGTTAATAATACAACGCTAGCAGCAAAAGCAATTACTGCTAGCACTACTCTTGGTGTTACTGGTGCAACTACTCTAAGCACGTTATCTGCTACATCAGGTACTTTCTCTAGCACTTTAGGTGTTACTGGTGCAACTACTCTGAGTTCAACTTTAGCAGTTAGTGGTGGTACTACTCTATCATCTGCGTTAACATATGGTGGAGTAACATTATCTAACTCTGTTACTGGTACAGGAAGCATGGTTTTATCTGCTTCTCCAACTTTTACTGGTACAATTAATGCTGCAGCAATCACAACATCTGGTAACGTAACAGTTGGAGGATCTCTAACTATCCAGGGTGGTTACTCTAACATAGATAACATCGCTTATGATTATAACTTTACTGGAACTACTTCTGGCGTTAGTGCAACTGCCATGACTTCTTTCGCGACTGCTACATTCCGTTCTGGTAAATTATTAATGCAGGTTGTAAATGGAACTGCTTATAGAATTTTAGATTTGTTATTAGTTCATGATGGTACAACTGTAACAATATCAGAAAACTATGCGGTTGGAACTGAGATTCAGACTGGCGCAACAAACACTACATTCTCTGCAACAATCTCAGCTGGTACACTAACTGTTTATGCTACTGCTTCCTCTGGCACTTCTGTTGTCAAAGGACACGCTACTTTATTCAAGGTATAATATATGGCAATCCCAACTTCTAGAGAATCTCTAAAACAATATTGCCTAAGAGAACTTGGCGCTCCCGTAATCGAGATCAACGTAGACGACGATCAGTTAGAAGATCGTATTGATCAGGCTTTAGATTATTGGCGACTATATCATTACGAAGGTGTTGAACAAGTATATCTAAAATGCCAAATTAAAGCGTCTAGATTAACTTTGATTAGTAACAATGCTAATCTGTATAACTTAGAAGATCGTATACATGGTGTAACATCAGGAGCCACAGCAACTGTAACAAGAGAAAACACTGTTGCCTCTTCTGGCAATACACTTATAATTAAAAATGTAGTTGGCGCTTTCCAAGATGGAGAGGCTATTACTAATGGAACAGTTACTTCTACTCTGGCATCAAACCCTCTAGTTCTGGGTGAGTATGATAAAAAGTATATTGATATTGATGATTCAGTATACGGTATTACTAAAGTTCAAAGTATTGGTCAAACTTCCTCTTCAAAGAATATCTTTGATTTGCAGTATCAATTACGTTTAAATGATTTGTATGATCTAACATCTACATCTATCATTTATTATAAAACTGTTATGTCACATTTGGCTCTACTAGATCTAGAGTTAAATGGCCATACTCTTTATCGTTTCAATCGTCTACAAAATAGACTTTACTTAGATATAAATTGGCAAACAGATGTTTCGTTCGGTGATTATATTATCGTTTATGCTTATCGTGCTTTGGATCCAAATTCATTTACCAAGGTCTGGAATGAAAACTGGATCAAACGATATACAACAGCCCAGTTCAAACGCCAGTGGGGAACAAACATGAAGAAGTTTGGTGGACTCCAGCTTCCAGGTGGTGTTGTTCTTAATGGTAAAGAAACTTACGATGAAGCCATGGCTGAGATTCAAACACTAGAAGACGAATTGCAAAACAAATCAGCTCCATTGGAGTTCTTCTTAGGATAACATGAGCACAGTAAATCCTTATTTCTCACAAGGTACTAGAAATGAACAGTACCTTATAGAAGATCTGATTATTGAATCTCTTAAGATTTATGGTCAGGAGATGTTTTACATTCCAAGATCTTTAGTGTCTAAAGATAATGTGCTTGGTGAAGATCGTCTTAGCCAATTTAAAACAGCATTCCCTATTGAAATGTATTTTGAGAACGTAGATTCATTTGGTGGGCAGGGCGCATTTATTCAGAAATTTGGATTAGTGGTTGAACAGTCAGCAACATTAGTAGTTGCTCGTAGACGCTGGGATCAGTTTATTGGACGTTATGGTGTAACAACTTTACCACAAAGACCAAATGAGGGCGACTTAATTTATTTCCCACTTTCTGGTGGTTTGTTTGAAATTAAATTTGTTCAACACCAAGATCCATTTTATCAACTTGGAAAACTTTACGTATATAAACTTCAAATTGAACTTTTCCAATATTCTTCAGAATTTATCGATACTGGTATTCCTGAAATTGATGCATTCGAATCTCTAAAAACATTCAATACAAATACTACAAGAAATATTCACGGTAGCGTCAACACTATTACATTAACTAATGGTGGTTCAGGTTATACATCTGCTCCATCTATAGTGTTTACTAGTTCTTCTGGGCGTGGTGCAGCTGCAGTTGCTACTTTAGGAACTGGATCTAATGCAGGAAAAATTATTTCTATAACTATAACTGATCCAGGAACATCATATCAAGTCCCGCCAGTAATAAGTTTTGTGGGTGGTGGTGGAATTAATGCTGCAGCTACTTGTACCATTCATATCGATATTGATAAGTCAGATGGGTTTGGAGAGAATAATACATTTAAACAACAATCTACTGGTGTTTTAAACTTTGATGAACATAATCCATTCGGAGAAATAAACAATGCTTAATGGAAATGTTTATTATCATGGCTCTATAAGAAAAGCAATTGTTGCTTTTGGTAGATTGTTTAGTGACATTTATATTGATCGCAAACAAGGTGATTCTGTAACAGGAACTACTGCTCAGCGTTTACAAGTTCCATTGTCATATGCGCCAAAAGAAAAGTGGTTGGTTCGTATTGAACAACAACCAGAATTGGGCGCAAATAGCGCAATGATTTCTTTGCCAAGAATGTCATTTGAGATTAATAATTATGCATATGATGCAACTAGAAAATTAAATCGTATGCAGAAGATCACAACTGACACTTCTAATACAACAAAACCATTTGTATATACACCAGTTCCATATAATCTAGATTTATCTCTTTACGTTATTTCTAAAAATCAAGAAGATGGTCTACAAATTATAGAACAAATTTTACCAACATTTACTCCAGAATATACACTTCAGGTTAATATGATTCCTGATATGGGTATAACTATGGATGTTCCAGTTATTCTAAATGGAGTTTCTGTTGTTGATGAATATGATGGTTCATTTCAGGATAGAAGATTTGTTACACATACTCTTAATTTCCAAATGAAACTTAATCTATTCGGTCCAGTTTCTGGTCAAGGTATTATTACTGAAGTTAATGCTAAACTTGGACAAAATGAAACGACTGGAACACACAGAGCATATGTAGCACAAGGTGATGTAACTAATGCAACAGTTTCATCGGAGCAGTGGACTGGCCAGGATCTATAATGGCTGAATTTTATAATAGTAATAGCAACTTAAAAGCTGCTGGTGTACAAGTTGATTTTACACCAAATGACATTCAAGAGTACATTAAGTGTTCTCAGGATTACATTTATTTCGTTGAAAATTACTGTCATATCGTTACTCTTGACCATGGTCTACAACTGTTTAAATTATATGA